TTAGAGGCGAGCATTAAGCTCTGCTGATAATGCTTCAAAACCTGGTTTTCCAAGAAGCGCAAACATGTTACGTTTGTAAGCTTCAACACCTGGTTGATCAAATGGGTTGACAGCATTCATGTAGCCTGAAACAGCGATGGCAAGCTCAAAGAAGTAAATAGTGTAACCAAGGGTAAACTCGTCTTGAGCTGGAAGAGTGACAAACATGTTTGGCACGCCACCATCTGTGTGGGCAAGAAGCACACCATCTGTAGCTTTCTTGTTAACGAAATCAACGTCTTTACCTTGAAGGTAACCAAGTCCATCTAGGTCTTCTGCTAATTCAGGAATGATAACATTTTTACGAGGGTTATCAACACGAATAACTGTTTCAAAGAGGTTACGGTAACCTTCTTGGATAAATTGACCAAGTGAGTGAAGGTCTGTTGAGAAGTTAGCTGAAGTTGGGTAAATCCCTTTTTGATCTTTTCCTTCTGATTCACCAGCTAATTGTTTCCACCATTCGCCAAAGTACTGAAGAGATGGCTCGTAGTTAGCCAAGATTTCAGTGATGTAGCCTTTACGGTAAAGCACATTACGAACAGCAGCGTATTGGTAAGCAATGTTTTCAGAAATTTTGTCTGAAGAAAGGTCTTTACGAGCAGCATTTGCCCCTTCCATAAGAGCAGTAATATCTGCACCTGATGCAGCAATTGGCAACAAACCAACAGCAGTCAAGACTGAGAAACGACCACCAACATTATCTGGCACCACAAATGTTTCCCAGTTGTTAGCGTCAGCTTCTACCTTAACAGCACCCTTAACTTTGTCTGTGGTAGCGTAGATACGTTTGTTAGCTTCTTCTTGGCCATATTTTTTAACCAAAAGTTCTTTGAACACGCGAAAAGCAATAGCTGGCTCAGTGGTTGTACCTGATTTAGAGATCACGTTTACTGAGAATTCTTTGTCTTGAACGTACTCTACAAGGTCAGCTAAGTAAGTTGATGAAATAGAGTTTCCAGCGTAAAGAATTTGTGGGGCTTTGCGCTCTTTGGCAGTTTGCAAGTTAGCAAAATGATGATTTAAAAAATCAATCGCTGCTTTGGCACCAAGGTATGACCCACCGATACCGATCACCACAAGAACTTCGCTGTCTGCCTTAATCTTTTCAGCAGCAGTTAAGATACGTGCAAATTCCTCTTTGTCATAGTTTTCTGGAAGATCAAGCCAGCCCAAGAAATCTGAACCTGGTCCAGTTCCTTCACGCAATAACTTGTCAGCTTCTGTGACTTGGCCTTGTAAAAAATCAATTTCATGTTGTCCCGCAAATGACTCGAGGACTTTTGAATAATCAAATGTAATATGTGACATGAGTTTCGCTCCCTTAAAATTTTAAGTTTCATTAGTATGATAACCTTTTCTATCTAATATTTCAATGGTTTTTAGTGGTTTTCACCTGTGAAAAAGCTAGGTTTTTTGAAAAGGTTTTCGTTTTTTCAGACATAAAAAATGTGTCAATGCAAGCATATTCTCATCATAGTGGTTTTTTAAGAGAAAATAGGATTTCATATTTCCTAAAAATATCATGAAAAAAGGCCCTGAGGCCGCTTTACCGTAATAACTTATTTTAAGGATTTTATCATTTCAACACGGGTAATAACCCCATCATGCATATGATCAATGCATAAGGCCACACCCGCAAAGGCAATTGAAGCCCCAATCACCTGTAAATACTTTCTCATGCTATCTTCTTAACATTACTTACTCTCATTATCTAAAAATGGCAATCATTTGAATACTTAAAAAGCAAAAGGGGGGGAGAATAGCACTAGTACGTTTTTAAGTAGATATCAAAATGACTAATTTCTTCACTATTAAAAATCTTATTATCTTTATACCTTTTAAAGAAACTGTCTCGACTTAAAAGCTTATCATCCTTATTAAATAAATCAACTTCATAATGTTTACTATCTTTAGTAGCAAGGAAAAGGCTCCCCGATGTATAACGCGATTCCGAATCATAGATATTGTATTTTTCCATTAGAAATTTTCTTATTTTAAAATCAAATTCCTGTAAAGTAAACTGTTTCTTTTTTATGCGAACAACCTCAGAGGGCAAATAAGTTTCTTTCCCATCTTGATTTAAAATTCCTACAAACTGTAATGATTTATTTCCTTGATTCGAATGTTTTACAATACCACCATAAATATTATCTACATAAGGTGGAGAAAAATTATAAGGGAGACCAAAAACATCGACCTTATCCCCTTTTATAAACTGATCAGTAATGCCTAAAGATACAATAGAATCAACATAAAGAATACATTCCGATCTTTTTTGTTTAGTATTAATATGTATGCTATTTGTAGTAACAAATGCAATTTCTACATTTTCATAATCGCATGGGGTAATATTATAGGCAAACCTTAAACTTCTTTTTAAATCTTTTAAATTTTCATCTGCATAAGCTAATTGACTTCCATAGCTAAAAACACATGATAATATGATAATTGTCAAAATGTTTGTTTTCATTTAAAACTTTTTATGTCCTGTTTTATACCTCTTAACCTAAATAAAAATATCAATCGGTTTCAACAACTGATGACACTATAGAAGGAAGAGATTACTTTAGTAAAGTCAACAAAAAAAGAGCACACAACATCCGTTATAACAACTAAAAGAGACAAAGAGTTACGAAATGCGACAAAATCAAGGATAATAAAAAGATAAAAAACCAACCTCACCAATATCAAACATATTTTTACAAAGTTTTTGCCCCTAATTTGCCCCCCAAAAAATACAAAAACTTAGGAAAATCGCTTGAATACTATTATATATAATAGTATAATAGTTACATAAGGTAAGGGGAGGTTACCTTAGACAAGGAAGCTAACAGAAAGGAGTACAAATGTTTAGGTATTTAAAAAAGCCAATCAAGATAAAGAACAACAAGGTGGTCGTCAAACTTAACCTTATCATCCTAACACTTGAATGGCACTTCGAAATTGGATAGTGAGAAATCACTATCCACCCCTTCGGGGGTGTACTTAAATATTATCAAAAAATGCTATGAAAGTAAAATACAAAGTAAACAAACATGATTTTGACTGGAAAGCCTTCTTGGTGTGGTCATTGCTTATTGCATTGATACTCTGGTTGGTTTTCAAATAAGGAGTATCTATGATTGAAGTATTATCAAAGGAAGAGATGATGAATTTCATCAATAGTCATTCACGCTATCAAATAGCACAGTTCACTGGCATCTCAGAACAGACCTTAGCAAACTATGTCAAAGGTCGCACAGACATTTGTGGGATGTCTTTTGATAAAGTTATCAAAATAACTGAATACTATAATAGTTTAAAAAACCAAAGTCTATTATAACCGACATTTTGAAGAAAGTCCGTTATAACAGAAAACCGCCCCCGCAAAGCGAGGGCGTTTGTCTTATCTAATTTAATTTAATTTACCCCAAAGGCTGATAATGTTACCATCTTTGTCAGTTATCCCAATAGCCATGTAGCTTCGCTTACCCGAGTCACCAACATAGCTAATCCAGTAGTAACCATTGGCGTAACCCTCACTATCAAAGCTAACGGTATCGCCTTGCTTGTAGATACCTACTACTTCGCTGGCAAGGCTTGGCCAGCGTCTAATATTAATCTCTGCGACATCTAGGGTAAAAGTACCTGTTTTTGGTATCTCTACGATAGTGTCAGACGTTTGCGGCTCGGTTCTGACTGGTTGCGTGACTGTATCCCCTTGATATGGGGGGTAAAACCAACCTATCACGCCAGTAAAGTCACGAGTGTTAAAACGAGCTGGTGCACCGACATACAAAGCATCAGGATTGCCATCAATGTTTTGCTCGACAGTGCGCATGGTGTAACCGTCACTATCCTCGATAACAATTCCCGTATGTCCAAATTGATGATACGGCACTGATTGGACAAAGAATGCTCCAGTCCGTGGATTTGCATCTGTTGGCATGCGATGGACTTCCCAACCTACGGCAGCAGCGCTATCTAGTAAGTCAATCGCATTTCCCCAAAGGTCGACATCGAACCAGTGCTTTGCTGCATAACAAGGCACATCTGCACATTGCCAGCCCGCAAAACTATCTTTGTCAACACCCATACCAGCATTGGCCAAATTAATAAAAAATTCGATAACTTCTCGACATTGAGAACTAATCATTTTCTCCTCCTTATTACTTTTTAAGACTTCGGCATCCCAAAACTGCAAGCCATTCTCCTTGATAATTTGGATAAGTAGCTCCGCATAGCCACTCGCTGTGGCATAACCTGCCTCCTTGATAGCATGACAGGCCTTTTTGTAATCAGTCTCACCAACGACTGCCTTATAGCGTGAATTGTCGTTTAAAAATTTGCCGTGATCAAGAATTGACTCATCCCAACTATCGTAGGCTCTAAACCTGTCTACAATGTCAGTAATAACACCTGGTTGATACTCCTCTTGGGTTTTAGTATTAAATGACTTACCAGTCCAAGAGCTATCAGCCTTAATCCCAAATAAAGCGTTATGTGGGGCATGTTTGCCCCAACCGCTCTCAAGGATTGCTTGCGCTGCGGTCAAGGATGGTAGAATTTTATATTTAACCCATCCATCTAAGCATCCTTGCTTAATGTTATCTAAAAATGCCATCTACCATCCTCTCCTATAAAGGGAGCCAAAATCAAAGCAATCACGGCCAGTGGAAAATATAGCACTATGATCGCTATGATGACGGCTATTTGTGTGATTGCTTTTTTCATCTTACTCCTCTTCTTTTTGTTTTAAATCAACTTGTGGCGCCTCGACTTTAACACCTGTCTTATCAATTTTAATCGTGGCAATGTCAAATTGATCAGTGTCACGTTTGAGTTTTTCGAAAAATGATCTGACAAAACTTGGCATCGGCAAGCCCAACTGACCCCAATTTTCGACAATTGATATGCCATAACATGCGATAAAAAAGAGGACAAAGGCAACTGCCAAAGGCTTAGCGCCAAGCAAAATGAGGTAAGGATAGACAGTATAAACTAACAATACAACTAAAAAATGCTTGATAATGCCAGATAGTCCCTTTGTGCTATTAGCCCTCTTGTTTGTAATACCTTTTGTTAGCCCTGTGATAATGTCAAAACAAACAAAAAGTGTAAAAACGTGGATTTCAACGGTACGAACTAAATCACCGAAAAGGTGAATAAGACTTGTTAAATTAATAATCATCTAACCACCTCAATCCTGCTTAACTAAGTCTGCATATTTGATAACTGTTACTTTGTCTTCTGACTCTAGCTCCTCTAAGGTTTGTTTGTCATAAGTAAATGGCTCGTTAACGTGTACAAAGACAAGATTACCTTCTCCTGCCTGCTCTTCGTGCGACTCGTCTACTACCGTAAAGACATCATAGGCTTGATACTCACCTTTTTTGGCTGGCTCGATTAGCTCTAAAAGACCTTTATAGATATCAGGTTCAACTTTGCTTCCGCTTGTTAGTAGATGGATTGCTTGTAGATTAGCCATTTTTTGAGATTTTGCAATGACAAGCTCCAGAGATTTAGCTTGTTTTTCAGCGGCTTCTGCTGTTAGCTTTGCTTGCTCCGCATTTTGCTCAATCTCTTTTTGTGCGAGGCTCAACTCTTCCACTTTTTGCACTGATTCCGCCACGGCGTATTTAGTCACATACTCGCGTACAAAAGCATCTAGTCCCTCTTTAATAAGGTCATCTGCTCCCTTAGCTGTCTGATCACCGATTAATTCAATGGGGATAAATAGCCCATTGTCACCGATTAAGCGAACCTCTGTTTTTACAACTTTACCGCCTTCATGAATTGGATAAGGTTTGCCTGATAGTGTTAATGTCTTCATAGTTATTCTCCTTTGCTTTCTTCAAATTCCTCTAAAATGTTATCGATGATAATGATTTCGTCTGAGGTAAACTCATCTTCCGATTCTGCCAAGTACTCCAAAAAGTCGATAAAACGCTTAGAATACTCATGGCCTTTGATAGTAATGTCCTCATTACCAAGTTCGGACAATAAGTCGTTGAGCTCATCAATCTTAGTCGGGTCTGCTAGCTTGATGTTTTTGCGCTCATCGATGACAAACTTGCCATCTTTGTCTTTTTGAGCATACAGATCAATAAGGTCACCCTCATCCTTGGCGTACTCTTTGATTTTATCGACTACTTTTGCGAGTAGCTTAGCACGTCCGCGGTTTGCTCGCATGTTCGTGACCTTGATTTTGTCTAGTACACTATATAATGTGTTTAAATCTTTGTTTTTAAGCGTTAAATCCATGTTTTCTCCTTTTAAATAATACCAATGTAATTACTCAACTCTCTAGTGACCGCATTTGTAAAATTGCTATGAGCAGTATTCCAGCCGACGTTAGCCAAGTGCCCCCAACAGCGGCCTAAGGCTACTACAGCCGCATACAAGTCGTTCATGTCGAGCACTTTTTCCATTTTGTCTGGTCTAAATTTAAATCCTCGATTGATGCTAAAGTCATCTGCAATCAAGACATTATCACCGTATAGCTCGGTTTGGTCGACTGCAGCAGTATGATTATATCCCGTAGCATACCTAAATGACCTTAGCCCTGCAAAACGTCCAGATGACGCACTGTTGACCCCATCACCAGATGAGGTGATACCAATAGAGGCATATAATGCCGAACCTGTATAACCTTTTGGTGTGGCATTACTAAAGTGTACAAAGGCAGTGTGGGTACCGTCTTTACGCACTAAAGCGTTATCTCGGCTGTTAAAGTTGATGGTCGCATTACTATTAAAATCCATCTTAGCCGAGCTAAGATCAATAAGCATAGCGCTATTGCGTGCCTTAATCACTTTACCCTCAAGCATGTCAACAATCGCATAGCCAATTTTAGCTTTGATAAAGTTAGCGTCTAAACCAACGATACTGCTGGCGTTTAGATTAATAATACGAGCTTTAGAGGCATCTAAAGTGCCTGCTATGATTTGGTCAGCTCTGATTTTGATAGCCTCTGCTATCTTTGTGGTAAAGGTGCCGTTGACAGTCGTATTGCCATCGAGAGCGATGTGTTTACCTGCGATTGTTACTCCGTAGGAGTTTAAGTTAATCGCTGAGATAATATCGCTGCCAGACATTTTACTTTGCGGGATTTTGTCTTTAATCGCAAGCATGATACTGTCACCAGATAGCCTCAAGAGGGACTGAATTTTTTCTAAGGTCACAGACTGATTTATCAAGCTTTTTAGCTGTGTAAAGTTAGAGGAGATAGTGTTATCCTGATTGGATATCCTGCGCTCATAACCCGCTACAGTCTCTTTTAAAGAGTTGTAATTGCCTTCTGCATCTTGCAAGCGCCTTTGATAACTGTTTAGGTCTTGCTGCACACGACTGACAGCGCCTTGCCTGTCTTTAATCTCTTGTAAGATTTGGCTAGCAGTTGCTTGTTGCGTTGATTGCAACCCACTAATTTTAGACTCCAGCTCTGTCCGCATGCCTTGATTTGAGCGAGTAAACTCAGCACGCAAACCCTTTAGCTTGTTTTCGTAGGCCTCGGTCGTGCCGCTAGATGTTGTTGTGATTTTAGCTGATAGCTGCTTAAGCTTATCATCATACTTTTGAGACAAGCCATGAGCACTTGCTTGTATCTCAGCTTGCAAATCTAACTTATCATCACGCATGGTGGCTTTTAAGCCCTCAATACCAGCTTGATAACTTGCGGATAAGCGCCTATCAGCATCTTGATACTCACGTCTGATACCATCAATGGTGTCATTGATGAGCGCTAGCTTTTGACCAGTCTCCTCACTAATGCGTGTAGCGATACCTTTGGCGGAGTTAATAATCTCAGTCTTAATCGTACCATCGTAGTACTCCTGCAACATGCCACGGTTAGTCAGCTTGATTTTTGACCAAAGTTTGGAGTTTTTAGTATCTGTCAGCTCTAAATTAATAGACTGTAGACCACTAAGCATCTCCTCAAGACTTTTAAACACACCTGTCGACTCACCGCTACCCTCAACAACCACAGGCGCCACATAGCCAGTCGCTTTATCCCCTCGCTCAATCATGAGCTGATTAAAATGCGCTGTGCCTAGACACTTGCTAGCTAGTCTGACTTTTGGGTTGTCGTTCTCTGCAGTAAATGTGTAATGCACACGTCCGTCCTTACCAATAACGAGATTTGACTCGTCTAATGTTAGTGTTGGATCTCTACTCATTTATCCTCCTTAATCTGTTTTTTGTATGAGTTTTTTTAACTCATCAAATTTTTTATCTACGTAATCTTTAGTCGCAGCATGTTTTCCAGATGTTGGATCTTTAACTGTTAGATTACCATCCACGATTGAATCTGCATATGAGTGAAAGCCGCCATCTGGATTTACATAAAATTTGTCTTTATTTTTATTTCTGATTCTGAGCATTTTACCAGTTGTGCCTGCGGACGAATTGATGAAAATGCCTTGGGCAGCAGTACCATTTCCACTGGCTCCCCGTTTTCCAACGATATCAATAGATAACGCTGCAGCGTTTTCATCGTATTTTGCGTCAACGTTTGGGTTTTCGTGTGTGATTTTGAGTGTTCCCAATGCTCTTTCGATGCCTCTAATTTGCATCGCACTACCGCCTTCGTTGGCACTGGTTATATTAAGTGCTGAGGAAAAATTAGGTGTGCTTGGCTGGCGCATTACAATATTTACAGCATTAGTCTTACCGCTGTAATCCACAAATTGAGCTGACTGATCAAACGTATCTTTGTCAGAGCGTAAAATCATCAATGGTCCATCAGTAGTATCTTTATTTGTATACATCACCATAGCAGCACCTGCTGATTTAGACATATCAATGTTAATCGCTCCTCCTGTAGAAGATGAGTGCTTAATATGACTATTAGGTTTAAACTGTAGTTGTCCTGTCATTGTGCCGCCTGTCAAATTCATTTTTTTGTCTAGCTCTTTTTTTGACTCTGCTTTTAAGTAAACAGTGTCTTTGTCTGCTTTAATTGATTCTAATTTGGCGATTTTATTATCAGTTTCTTTTTTTTGTGCAAACGCATCTAGATCTGGTTTATTAAGGTACTTAAGCTTACTAAATCGGTTTTTACCATCACCAAACTTCGCATATCCTGTGTCGGTCTCAAGACCTATCTCACCCTCAAGTAAGATGACAGTACTGCGAGCCCATTCTTCGGCAGTCATCCGCTTAAATTGGACTCGCAGCGGTATAGTTTCTGTCATTGATTACCTCCATCTAAAATTATTTGTGGGCTGTCTGACCACTGCCCTGTTATCGCGGCATTATTGCCATCCACAACATCTTTATAGCTCATGTCCAGAGCTAATTCCCGCCCCTCCAACGCATTTAAATCTATTTGCTTAGATTTATACCAATCGCCAGTTAAAACAGCCGTATAGCTCAAAGGATAAACGCTGATAACTTCTTTATCCTTGGTTAGATTAAAGGTCTGCGGCTCCATTTTTGCTTTGGTTGGTGTCAGTACTAACTTAACTCCCTTGTTGTTAATTTGCGTCAATGTGATAGCTACTTTTTTGAGTAGCTCACACGTTTGACTAAAGCTAATCGTGTACGTCTCGCCACGTTTAAAGCCACCGTCATTAACTTCTACTTCTATGTAATCCTCATCATAGGTTTTTGTACGATTAGGGTCGCCAACCAATAAATTTTTGTTGTAGCGGGTCTTACCGTTATTTCCTAAAATTTCGGCAGTTAAACGAGATTCTTCGCTTGTCTCACTCACTCTATTTTTGAGGTCATCAAAGCTTTGTTTAATAGACGGGATGTCATCAACTTTGATAGCCTCTGTGATTTTTTTAATCGCTTCCTCTGGTAACGCTAGGTTTTTGAGGGTGGCTCTAAATTCTTCAAGCTCTTTATCGGTGCGTTGGTTGATTTTTATTATTTGTACACCAATATCTTCAAAATTTTGATTTATTCTGTTTTCTAGGTCGCTAATGAGATTTGTTCCAATTTTGTAGACCCACATTAACTTCCCATCAACATCTTCATAGTGCCAAATTTCCTCTTCTTCACCATTTTTCTTGAACCAAGTATCTCCTTTTTGTGGATTTTTAGGTTCATCAGTACCATAATAATCAGTAGTTTTCCCATCTGCTGAAGCTAAAGCAATAGTAGCTGTATTCCATGCTTCATCAATTTTTTCTTTAATACTTGCCTGGTGATTTAAAGATGATTTAATAATACCTTTATCAAAATTTCCAAGTTCAATTGAAATGTATTTAAGATTTAGAAGATCCCATTCTATATGGGTGACACGGCCTTTTATACTAATGTCGTACAACCCTTCATAAACAGGTTGCATATCTCCAAGACCGATATTTTCTAATGCTTGATAATTTTTATACTCAATTGTTTTTTTAAGAGTTGTAAAATTAACCTTATACTTAGCGCTTGGTAAATCACAACCAGCTTCAAAATCAGCCTTCGCTAAAGCTCTTAGTTGATCGTAAATCTGCTTTTTTTCTGCATCACTAAGATTATTAAACTCTCCGTCATACTCGACCTTGTACTCAACATCTTTTATAAGCGGAAATGGGTAGTTGTTGATTAAAGGACTGTCAACATACTTTTCTGGCAATAAAATGCCATTAGGGCCTTTTGGCATAATCCGAGTCACAACATTATCAAAGTCATAGTCACACTCAAACCCAGTCAAATTTTTCCCTGTTCGAATAACGTCTGTTCTATCTACACCTATCCGATTATTTATGGACAAAGTAAATCCTTGTCTTTTTAATTCACCACCATATCTCTTTAAAAAAGTATTATCCGCACTGCCTATTAGAGCTTGTATTGGATTTACTCTTACCAAACGAATATTTGACAATTTTTTAATATTTGAGCGCAAAATAAAAGGGTGATCATATTGCGTCCCCTTGGAGATTTTATCCATCGCTCCTTGACCATCTCGGTTGTAAATGTAAATATCTTCAATAAAATTGTTGTTTAAGTCGTATGTGATATGTTCGGCATATATAGTCGTTGTCTTCAACGTGACAACAGGTCGACGTACACGATAGTAATCTTCATCGCCATTCATGTCATGGATCTTTATAATATCCAGATCTTTAGGCAACAAATTAATTTTAACTCCCTTGGCTCGGTGTGGAATAACCAGTTTAATATATTGCTCTCCGTTCATCGTCGCATACAATGTCGCTGATTTACACCACAAATCAAGTATAGGATACCCAACACCAGCCAATTCCTTAGTTGTATAAGCTGTACTAGGAAATACTGATATCATCTAAACCTCTCTCTAAATTTAACAGATAAGTTAGTAACATTTCCTTTTGTTGTAATAAGATTATTACCGATGGTTAATTTAGGAAATGCCTTTGTATGCAATTTAATAATCCGCACATTAGGTCTAACCGGATCATAGTAATCAAGTTTTTCACTATCAATTACAACTTCGCCATTTAAATCATCAATAGTAAGTGAATAGTTACCAACATTCAAAGAGACTGTACCCAATCCTGTTATTTTTATCACTGGTAAAGCTAATGCTGTACCCTTATTTTCAACAGTTAGGCTGTTTATCCCTATTATTTCAATAGGCTTAACTTTATAATCGTATGGATCAGCAGTTACACTAATTTTAAATTCACCATGTTCTGCGATTTCACTTTCAATATTTCCTAGCTTAAAATGTTTGACAAGATAGTAATATCCCAAATCATCTGATAAGGATAGTGTGTATTCCTTGTCTTTAAGTAATTTAGCTCGAAATTGCCTGATGATAGCTAAAATCGGCACATCTTCCAACATGTTACAAAGTAAATCAAAAGTTCTATTTTTTAAAGATCCATACTCAGTCAAAGCTCCATCTAATTCATCAATTCCTTCATGGTAAATGACTTCCTGCTCTGCAATAGGAATAACCGGCCTCTTAGCTAGGCTGATACCAAAATCACTTAATTTAAAATCATCAATTATTGCGTCTAACATCATATCCCCCCTATTCCACGAGCCACCATAGCATGTCTATGGCCAAGACCCTCATCAATTTTCTCAATCATTCTTTCTAAGTCATAGTCATTGGATACATCAGCATAAACGTTGATAGTATTATTACCATAGCTATTCTTATTGGTAATATTAGCAGCTTTAACAATTCCAGCACCAATGTCTCCTAGTACTTTTGTGGTTAATGGTAAAACCGCTTCAGGACCAGCTTCACCGCCTACCATAATATTATTACCATTTCTACCAAAAACAGTTGGATTCATCATGATGCCACCATTTTTATACCAAGAAATCCCAAAATGGGGAACGCTTGGAGGATTTATACTGAATTTCCCAGAAATTGATAAGTGAGGTAAGGCCAGATGAGGTAGGCTCCATTGGAAGTTGAATGCTCCTCTGATAGCACTAATAGCATTTGTAACAGCATTTTTAGCCCCATTAATAGCATTTGAAATAGCGTCTTTAATACTATTAAAGATACTACTAGCTACGCCCTTAGCCTGATTGAACCCATTGGAAATAGTGCTAGTAATTGAATTAATGGCACTTGAAATAGTTGATACAATCCCATTCCAAATACTTCCAACAGTTGATTTGATCGTATTCCAAATCGTTGATGTTGTTGAACTAATCTGATTCCATGCTGAAGAGATAGTTGTTGTGATAGTCGTCCAGATACTTGAGACAGTAGCTAGAATGCTATTCCACAATCCAGAAAGGAAAGATGTTACTGAATCCCATACTGACTTAGTAACAGATGATATGGTATTCCAAGTTGTTGTAAAGAATAATGAAACGGCATTAAAAATAGTTTGAGCTGTGGCTGAAATGCCTTGCCAAATTGGTGTTAGGAAACTAACAATTGCATTCCAAACTGAACTAAAGACATTTTTCAAAGTTTCGCCAACTTCAGTAGCTGTTTCAACAAAAGAATTCCACGTTTCAGACAGCCACGTTGTTAAGCCTGTCCAAATTTCAACCGTCTTATCTTTGACTGCCTGCCATTTTTCACCAAACCACTCTCCTATTGGTTCGAAAAGCTCATGGAGCCATGAAAAAAAGTCAGATAAATAGGTTTTTATCTGTTCCCAATGGGTTACCACATAATAGACAATTGTTGCTAATATAGCGCCTATAATCACTGGCCAACTAGTAATCACTGTTATAATACTACCAAGAGCTGGCAATAATGTTCCTGTGATAAACGTTCCAACAGCAGCTAAAGCGCCGCCAGCGCCAAATAAACTAGCTATCGCACCAATCCCAGTCGCTATTTGACCAATGATAATTAAAATTGGACCTAGAGCAGCAATGATTCCTGTAATAATCATTATTGTCTGTTGCATTGGTTTTGGTAAGTCGGCAAAACCTTTTGCTAAATCACTTAGAAAATCAAATAATGGTTCCATGGCATCAAGCGCCCCTGATAGAGCATCCATTAATGGACCACCAAATTCAATAGCAATATCTGTTAATTTATTTTTGACAATCTGTAACTTACTTTGAAATGTCTCATACCTTTTTTGAGCTTCTTCTGAAAGTGCTGTATTTGCTTTAAAAGCTTCCGTAGATTTATCAAAGGCTTTACTAACTAAATCACCTGCACCAGCTAAGCGCTGCATGGCATCTATTTCTTGAGTGGATTCAATTCCTAAATCTTTTAATGTTCCAGTAACATTTCCGCCTTCATCTTTAATACGTCCTAAACCTTTTAACAAAGCAACAATAGCATCTTGTGGTCTTTCTTTCCACATGGTTGCAAACTCATCAGCACTTGCCCCAGCTATACTTGCAAAATTCGTTAAAGATTCACCGCCCTCAAGAACTGCCGTATTAACTTTTTGCATAACACGACTCATAGCTGAACCACCAGCCTCGGCATTAATCCCTACTGATGACATAGCAGCAGATAAGCCTAATATCTGAGCTTCACTTAGACCAACTAAATGACCAGTACCTGCTAAACGTAGTCCCATATCAAGGATTTCTGACTCAGTTGTTGCAAAATTATTCCCAAGAGACACAATAGTTGAACCAAGTTCGTCAAACTTATCCTGTGGCATCTGAGTGATGTTTGCTAATCTGGCCATGGCATTAGCGGCTTCTTCAGCTGATAAGTTTGTTGATTGACCCATATCAATCATAGTTCTAGTGAACCCAAGGACATTTTCTGTTTTGATACCAAGTTGTCCAGCAGCTTCAGCAACTGCTGAAATCTCTGTTGTGCTTGCTGGTATTTCCTTGGCCATGTTCCTAATACCATTTCTTAGATCATCATAACTAATAACAACTTTGCCATTAGCATTCCTAACCTCGTCATTGGTTTTCATTACACCAGCAAAAGCAGATTCAAAATCACTTGCTGCTTTTACCGCAATACCAGCACCTGCAATAATTGGTACTGTTAAACCAGTAGTTAACCCCTTACCAACTGATGTCAACTTGCTACCAATTTGCTTGGCTTTTTCTCCGAACTGACCAATACTATCGCTAGCTAGCTTAGCTTCATTGGCATATTGTTGAAAAGCGGTCTTTGACTGTAATAATTCTGTCTCAAGCTTATTAACTTCTTGACTGCTTTCACCATACTCAGCTTTTGCCAGTTCAAGTTGTTTTTCTAAGTTTTGGACTTGCTTACCAGTGTTTTCCATTTGCTCTGCAAGCTCACGTTTCTTAATTTTGAGCTTGTCAGATTCTGAGGCATTAACACCAAGAGCAGCACGTTCTAAATCATACTTAGCTTTTATCTTATCCGCTGATTGCGCTAAATTTTCTTGCTCATTTTTTAAAGCAGCTAATTTAGATTTACATTCTTCTGATGCTCTAACCGCTTCACTAGTTGCTTGTTTTTCTTTGTTAAGGGCATTAGTTGTCTGTTCAATAGCATTCTTGAGATACTCTTCATTTCTCTTTGCATCTAAAAGCTTATTAGTCCATGTCTGAGTTTCTTTAGAATTTTCACCAGTTAACCTAGTGACCTCTTTTAAAGCCTGTTCAGTCAATTTTGTCTTTTGTTGAGCAATTTCATATTCAGAGGATAACTTACTTAACTTAGACTCTAATTTATCAGTTTCACTTCCAGTGAGTCGTAATTGCTCTTGTTGTAGTCTGAATTCTTTATTTAGTGTTGTTACCTTAGCATTCATTTCTGAAATGCCTTTATTAAATTCAGAATTAAGAACTTTATAAGTTACTTTTACTTCAGATTTTCCTGCCATATTCCCTCCTTTCTCCTATAATTAGTCATAAAAAAAGCTGAAATTCCCTTAGAATGGCAATCTCAGCACTGCATTATTCACTTTTTTTCCAGTTTTCAATTGCTAATTTACATAAAGCAATTTCATCAAGATCATGAACAGAAAACTCTAAAACTAAACTAATATCTAAGTCAAAAACAAAAGCGTAGTAGCAAATCACATCATTTAAAGAAACATCATTCCAGTTAATCATTGGAGTCTTTTTAGATTTTCCAGAAGAGCCATTAGTTACTTTTTTGTAGCTTTTTCAAATGAAGCTTGGAATTTACTTTTCTCTACTGGTTTTCCACCAGTCATGATTTGTCCAAAAATTGTGCCCAATAGCTCCAAATCAAATGGGCAGACAGCTTGAAATTCTTCTTTGGTCATTGCTCCTCCAGCAGAACGATAAGCAACAAATGAAGCATTTAAGTAGTCATTAGCATTAAAAGCAGAATTGCCTTTTCGTCTAGCAATCATATCATTTAGCATGTGTTTACTCATTAAACCTTCACGCTGTGCACGTTGAAAGTCTAGCAATGAAATACGAGTATTGATTGGCACAGTTTGCCCATTAGTCAATTCAATCTCATTAATTAAAGTTAGTTGTTCTTGTAACATGATTTATTTCTCCTATTTCCTTATAGTTCTGCTACTTTTTTAACCAATTTAGGTTCAAAAGTTTTACTCCAACCTGTCTTCACAGATTCATCTTTTAAATCATCTTCAAATGTTTCGTAGTAGCAGAAGTCATTTTCATCAAACATACCACTAAGATTCATTTCTACCTCTGCAATTTCTTCACCACCATTTGACAGAGCGAACTTAAGGCCATCTACAAATGCAACATTAGGAAATGCAATCAATTTTTTCACTTCCCTACCAAGGTCAAAAACATCAAATGTTAAGCTACCTTCTGCACCAATAGATTTACGACCATACCCATAAATCCCTTCTTTTAAATCAGCATTTGTCAGACCAAACGATTCACGTAGCATGTCAACGGGCATGTGACCTTTAAATGTAATGTTAAGCTTATCAATAATGGTGACCTCTCTGGCAACTTTACCTTCACATTTTTTAGTAACTTTATATGTTTCAGCTTCTACACTAATTTCACCTGTACAACCCAGCTTCTTTGCTTCACCAAGTTGTCCTTTTGTCCGTTTACGAAATTGACCATTGGTAATTTCATAAGCATCAAATTGTTGTGTTGGATCAAAAGTCATAATGACCTCCTTATATATTTAAAATTTCTTCTTGAACTTGGATCAGTTCATCCAAAACATAATCCAAGACAATATCTTCCCGTTCAGAAAGACCTTTTTCAAAAAATTGTTGGGCTACTGGATTATGTTTCCCTCGACCTTCGTTAGGAAAAACCAAATAACCGTATGAACCTTTTTTATTTGCGGCTCCACCCTTAGCAACAATATCAAACCCTAAATTAAACATTCGCTCTTTTAATGGATTAGAAAATTTAGCATGTTTTTTATTGCGTTTACTTACTGGCATAAAACCAATAATTCCCTGAATAATTTCTTTTGTTCCCTTTGCCAAAAGAACTCTATTTATGACTTCTTCTGACTTTCCAGGAATTTTAGACATGGCATCTGCTAATTTTTGTGATCTTGAAAAGTCTAAAGTAGCTTTATTTGCCATAAAATAATTTACCTTTCAATTTTAATAAGCTGATGAAAATAATATGTCCTAACAATAGCTTTTTCTTCTGTATTAACCAATTGTCCATTTTCAACTTCTGAGCTATCAAAGATTAATCTACATAGTTTGAGATTCTCAATCAACTCTAACTCATTAAAAAGACTATTTTCTCTGGTGATAAACATGAGGGTAAATCGTTTGTGATACTGATTAGCATGTAGTGATGGCATTAATTCACCGTCATCTATATAAATGAAAAAGGTTTTATTTTCATAAACCTCATCCCTACCAATACTCATATCAAAACAAGGAATTCCTGTTTGTTTGATAGTTGTGACAATCTTTTCAAGGTTAAGTGGTTTCGATATAACTTCCACCATCAAAATAACCAACCTTTCTTAGAAATATATACATATACACTTTTTTGTTATCTGTATCGTAGCCTTCAACTTCGTAAAAATCATTATTAATCTTAATTTTCATTGTTTCTTTGAAGTCAACCACATAAAAGCAACGAATTTTAAGATCAACAGTAGAAAGGCTTGACACATGGTAACTATCGAATCTGGCATTAATCGTTTGATAACTAAAATAGAGAGATCCGATTTTCTCGAATCCCTCACCTGTTTTTTTAGCAGTAGCATCATCCCTTAGTGTTTTTATCTTCCCGTATTCAAGTAGACCGTCATTAAGTTCAGGATTTTCTTGACGGATTGCATTCTTATCCATCTTACACATCCCCTCTAAATTTTTTAAGCCCATTTTGAATCTGTAAGCGAAGCAACTGCCTCTTATAGTTTTCTTCAAACATTGCGGTACTTCCAGATCTACCATAACGACAATAAGCTTTCAGGACTGTATAAGCTTCACCACCAACAGAAAAATCTGAAGAACCACAGATACTATTAATGACAGTTTTACCATCCTCAATCATATCCTTAATCTCGGAATCTTCATAGTTCCAAGTTATTTTCAGGTGTTTTTTGATACTGTCAAGCTCAGACAGTTTTTCAACTTCGCTCATAGACCCTCCCTAAAAAAGATTAACCTTCTACTTCTTGGAGCAATTTCAACAGTTCATCTTTTGGCGCTTTTTTATCGTAAGAAATGCCAGCTTTATCCAGTTTTTCTTTGATTTGTGGTACAGTCACATTTTCAATTTGTTCAGCTACTTTAATAACTTTTACAAAAGCACGACCGTAGTCATTTTTGCCAGTAAGTTGATTTGATCGTTCTTCTGTTGTTTCAAAAGTATCTCCGATATGGTAATGATGTTCCTCCACTTTCCCGATAAATTCTTCAATAACTTCTACTGTTACATTTTTACTCATAAGGTTTTCCTTTCTTAAAGTTCTGGAGTTGGGTTAATTGTATCTTCTGGTTTAATTGCTGGATTCTCTTCAAGCTCTGGAACAGTAGCACCTTCAATCGTTGTAACATCTGCAACAAAAAAGGCATTCTCGTTTTTAGGAATACCTTTACCAAAGAATTTAGCAACATATAAATCCATATCTTCAATTGCAAGAGTTTCCTTATACTCTGTGATTTCTACATCAGCAGCAACAACTAATAAATAATTCTTCAGAACACCGAATACCATATCATTTTCAGGTACTGCATGAGTTGTGATGATTTGTTCACCAGTAGGTAACTGAGTAGTAACCCAAACACCAGCCTGGGTTTGATAAGCGAGACCTGGAAATAGTTTAGACCAATAAGTCAGCGGATTTGCTAGGGCAGAAACAATACCATTGTCTGTTTTAGCTTTTGCCAAAGCTGCTCGAATACCTGCAAGTGTTTTAGGCTTCAAATCAACCATTGTTACTTTTTCCTTCGCAGGATAAACACCTCCACTATCACCAGAAAGTTTACGCATCATACCAAGCGGTTTACTTTGCCCATCACCATTGACAATCGCTTCTTCAAGAGCAGCTGCCATAACTTCCTGTAAAAATGTTACGACGTAATTAGCTAGCCAAGATGGTCCTAGTTCAAAATAACCTTTTGGTAAAGCAATAAATCCAGAAAGTTTTGAAGCAGAAATATCTAACTCTTTAAATGAATCTAGAAGGATTTGTTTAATATCTGCTGGAATCTTGCCCCAAAAAGCACGTTTTTTAGTCGCATCACCATAGATAAATTTCGTTTTAACTGTACCATGTTGAACATCTACCAAAGAAATGAGAGGGTGTGTCTCAACTAGATTATTATAGATGTCCTCAATAATTGTTTCTGGAAATTGTTTAGATAAACCACTGATTGTTTGTTTTTCAACAGCTTCCGCAAAGAACTTACGTTCACCACTAGTCAATTTACGTCGCAAACCACGCTCTGCTAAAATTGCTTCATCTTGAATACCATCTTGGTATTGAAGAGCAGCTGCTTTAACTTGATCATTAACTGATTTTTCAAGTCCTTTAGCAAATACATCCATTGCTTCTTTTTGAGCAACTTCATCATCTGTACGAAGAGCATTAAATAGTTGAGCACGAGCTTCTTCCATACTTGGAGAAGTAAAATCAAGATTTTTTAATGACATAATTGTCTCCTTTTTTTTAAAATAATAAATAAATCCTATCGGAATAGTTTTGCAAAACGTTCTAAACCTTTTGTAGTCTGAACAGACTCGTTTTCAGACTGTTCAGACATAATTTCTGTACCATACTTAGCAATCAAGTTTTCACGAATACTTGCTTCTGAATCACTAATTAACTCATCTTTTGAAACTACATCAGTTTCTTCAATAAGTTCATCTGCAAGTCCTAACATAACAGCCTCTTCTGCGGTTAAGCTAGTTTCTTCATCAAGTAATGCCTTCAACTCATCACGAGTTCCCTTGAAGTGAGCTAAATAGCTTTCCTCAATGGATGTTTGAGACTTCTCAAGATCGTCAGCGATTTTGCGAAGTTCCTTAGCATTTCCTGCCGCCCAAGTCCACGGATTATGAATCATAATCTGTGTGTCTTTTGGCATTTTAATAGTATCACCAGCCATAGCAATAACAGAAGCAGCACTTGCTGCAATGCCATCAATAACAACTATTACCGTTTTATCAAGTTGCTTTAAGTAATTCTTAATAGCAATCCCTTCGAACATATCACCACCGTATGAATTGATGTGTACTTCAACTGTATCAGAGGAAATCTCAGACATAGCCTGACGGACTTCTTTAAAAGTGATACCATCATACCAAGCTCCAACTGTACCCGCCAAATATAACTTAGCAGTGCCATCTGCTTGGCTACTAGCTTCAATTCTTTTTGGAATTGATAAAAAAATATTTTTGGTCATCTATCATCCTCCTTTCATTTCAGAATCTTCAGGGCTATCAGCCCTAGCATAATTTTTAGTGACATAGTAAGCCTGTGACCAATCAGTATTTAATGGCTCTTCTCCCAGTTTCATACGTAATTCATCTGGATTATAGATACCACTACGTTCCAAAGCTTCAGCAGCTGCTGCAAAATTTTCAGGACTATAAACTAAAATTGTATTGGTCTGAATCTTAAACTTATTTCCAAGTTGATAATTTTCACGCTTATAAAGTTTACGATTTACTTCCGTCTCAATCACATCAGCAAATGGTCTAACTGCAAAATTGACAAAATTTTCTCGAATGGCTTCCGCATCTGCCACATCACCTTGTAAAATGCCTCTTGGGATAGAAAAAGCATCTCCAGCAAAATGAATGACATCCGTTACAACATCTGTAATATCACGAGTTGTTACAGCACCACTTTTAGTATTACCACTAGACTTGACAATTTCTGCCATTTCCAAGCCTTCCTCAATCGGTGTGATTGAATCTTTATCTGATAGTACCGCTTTAAAACGATTTTCATACATTTCATCAAGAATAATATCAGCTTCTGTGACACTGTTTCCTTCATCATCTGTCTCAACTACATTTTTCCCAAATTGTTGATCAAACATAGAACCAATCTTAAGACCAATCTTCAAAGCATTTCCACGGTTATAATTCCTGATTGAACCAGCAATTAATTTGCCATATTCATCATATAAACCGTCCATATAGGACTTGATTTTACTATCATTTATGACAAAGTGAAGCACTTCATTTTCTGAAAATACTTTATTGAGCTGGTAATCACCAGCAACGATAACATTCTTATAAATATTTGGTTTAAAGGCTCTATAAATTACTTCATAGTTCTTAGCTACAACAAATTGGTCATCAATCATGATGACTAAAGCACCATCAGAATTTTTTATCATTTGAGTAATTAAATCACTCATAAATTGATTTTGAGTTTGATTCTGGTTTGGTTCCATATTAAATAACCACCACATTGGACTTCCTATCACAGGATGTCCTTTGTTGTATATTTCAAAGGATGCAAGACTGAGAGCATTTGAAATTTTATCAATACACAACTGTAAAGCATACTCTTTAACTTGAATTATCTGACCAACTTCTTTAAGGTAAGCTTTAATTCTTCGTTGGCTACCATCACGACTAATCGACTGATCTCCACCAAAGAAATTTAAAAAATTCTGCATAATCCCCATATTCTCTCACCCCCTTTCATATGTATCGACAGTTCTTACAAAATCCATCTTTGATTGTTTGATGGCAATAAACACACCGTGAATAACTAGTTGATGAACCATTAATGTATGCACACGCAATAAATTCCTTAAGAGGATTAATTGGAGGATTTAGCATTGTGTTATTAGTATTAGCAAGTAAATTCATATTTTCATTTATCACGTAGTGTAACTCCTTAAGCGTCTATTTATTTTAATTGTCGGTGTTGTTAATTGCTCTTCTATCGCCATAGCATGTACCATTGCCATAAAACCATCTGTCTTACGCTTCTCTGGATCAATTTTTTTGTAAGTTTTATTCCCCTTACCATCAATATCTACATAGACATTATTTGTGTACCAGCGCATCATTCTATCCTCACCAAATACAATCTCATGATTCGCAAACATCATGTCAATAATAGGGGCTAACTTAGAATCAGTATATGAACCACTTCTGATAACCTGAATTGGCAACCCATAGCTTTCAAAAACTTCCTTCACGACTGATTTTCTAAAATCATCCATGGCAATGTTTTTGATTTTATACTTTTCAGCCATCTTGACGAACCATTCTGCAACATATTTTGGATCCATTACCTTACCTGGAACAATCGTTACAATACCCTCACTCACAGGAATCTGAAAATCCATTTTAAAATCTTGTATTTTTAATGCTTCTGCCACAATAAAAGTGTGATGTAACCAATACCGCATTTTCCCACGTTTAAATAATAGACCAACACCGATAAAGTCACGAACATCAGCATAATCAATAGCGCCAACACATTCCATACCAATCAAATCATCAGGTAATGGCTTACTAGCAGCAACAATATCATCCCATTCTGCAACACCGTGTGTTGTGTCTTCAATTGGAAAATTCAAACGTTTTGTTAAAAAGTCAATAAATAGTTCTTTACTGCGTTTAGCACGCTTGAAGGCCTTTTGATATTCTTTCTGCAATGTCGGCAAATAAGGTAACATTGGATTTGCTTTTACCCAACAAGTAGGGTCTTCCCATTCTTCAAAAGAATCTATCTTAGCCAAAATTGGTAACATTCCAGATTTGTAATCACATGTAGATAAAATATCCTTTGCAATATCTTTGTAATCATCAAGAACAGCTCCACGAACATAGCCATCTGTTGTTAGATACATCACAGTTGCATCTGCAACTTTACCAAGCGCATTGATAAAAACATTGATGTTTTTATAATTTTCATATTCATGGATTTCATCAAATATAACTAAACCTGGTCTTAAGCCATCCTTAGTACGGGCATTAGAAGTATGATAAGTAAGTTCTGATTTAGTCTTTTTAAACGTTATCAGAGTTTGGGAAAACTTATAAGCTTTCTTAAGGATTGTAGAATCTTTGATGGTATTATAAACATCTTTAAATGACGTCTTAGCCTGTTTTTCGTTATTGGCTACAATATCAACATTGTATTCTGATATACCATTACGATTACTTGTTTTGTAGAGAGCTTCATCAGAAGCTACACTATTTTTTCCAAAACCACGAGCACAAAGCAAAAACAACTCAGTAAATACTAAGCTGTCATCTTTTTTATATCTAATGGCATTCATAGCAGCATGAATGAACCTTTGAGGAGGTGCCAATTCATAAGGCCTATACTTATTGATAAATTCTATGACACCGTCTGCTCGCTTACTATCGACATAAATTTCTGGATCATCAATAGCAGCTAAAACAAGCTCAGCTAATTGTTTGATTTCCTTACAGACTTTATATTTTTCTGTAAGAATATCATTAATCCAATCATCAATATGAGGTGTTCCACTGTGGCATAAACTAGATGTCTTCGCCGTCATCTGACTTCACCTCCGCTGCGGAGATGTCAAGTTTTTCTAGCATAACCATCATTTGTTTATTGACATTAACCTGTAACGAAACAGAATCATTCTTTTTACCAGCAATTCTGACACCATTAAGTTTTATATCTTGCCTAAGCAACTGAGAAGTCTCCCAAAGTGAAGTATACTGTTCAACTAAGTCTTTGAATGGTTCTACATACTTATCTCGTTTTTGTAAAATCCGTATCAACGTAATTCTAATATCATCACGAGCCTTTACATATTTTTTCTGGACAATTAAATCACGTTCCCAGTCAAATTCTGGATATTCTAAAAAACCTGCCATTTTTCTCCTTTCTGCTAACTTTTTTCGTTCTTGATAAAAGTTGGCGATATATTTTTTCCGAGGTACCCCCTCCCGTTGCCAGACTCCCCCAAGGAATTGCTATTTGGTTTAACCGGGGGGCTTACCAACGTTCTTCATTATCAAATTTTTTCTTTTTGTAACCATGGAGCTTTTCAGGGTGTTCTTTGTTATGACATGAGTTACATAAACACTCTGTGTTATCTAAGTCTAGAGCTTGTTCAGGATGATACCTGACTTCATTCTTATGATGGACCATCTCAGCTTGACTATACCGACCGTCTCGCTTACAGCGTTGACACTCGTTACTATCTTTCTTGCGTCTGACCTTACGAATGAGTCTCCATTCCTTTGTCCAGTAGAATTCTTTTACTCTATCTTCTGCAATCAGCAACTTCAAGTGTTCAAGAATTTCAGGAGTCATTAAGTTCATTTGTCTAGATAACCTTGTTCAGCTAGCCATTCCTCTGTTAAGATTTGTTGGATCTTAGCTAGAACCTCTGGATTTAGTTTACCAACATCTAAACCTAAACTGTCTAATAATTTAGCATTATGCTCTGTGGTCATAATCTGTCTCATCAAAGAAGTAAACATGGCAGCCACTTCATGATTCTTTAATCGGTTAATGATAATGACATCATAGATATGTTGTTGAATATCATCTAGTGATTGTTTATGTTGTTCCAAGAACTTAAAAATGTCTTTATCCAGTTTTTTATTCACAACAATTTTCCTCGCTTTCTTTATTTTATTACTGATAAATTCGATATATCTTATATTCTCTCTAATTCCATGCTTTAGTTAAACAGCCTATAATATAAGCTTTCTAAACCTACGCAGAAAATGAATTCAGTGATTACACGATATATTGAACTTAACTTCTCAAAATAAAAATCAAAGCGCAAACTTGCGCTGAAAGTCATCTAGTTCATCTTGTTTGATACCTATATATCGTAATGTAATCATAGGGCTTGCATGATTAAATGTTTCCATCAAAGCAGCGACATCCTTAAATTGTTTGTAGTGATGATAACCATAGGTCTTTCTCATAGAATGAGTACCAATATTATCAATCCCTAAGAAGTCAGCTGCTTCTTTGATAATGTTCCACACTTGACCAGTAGTAATAGGTTTGTTGTGGCCTTCCCTACTTTTGAAAATATAGTGGTGAAGTGGTTTGTCTTTGACATACTCTCTCATAGCATTTTTGAGAGGCTTTGTCATTCTGAATGTTCTTGTCTTGCCAGTCTTCTGTTCTTTAACTCTGATATGCCAACCCTGAACATCCTTGACTTTTAGTTGAATGATATCTCCAACTCGTAAGCCAGAATTAATACCTGTTAAAAAAATCATATAGTTGCGATACCTGCGTTCATAACTCACAGCACTGTCATGTAACAAATAATCTTTCATTGCTTGTATATCGTCTTTATCACGAATTGGCTCAACTAAATTCAACACTCTCACCTCCAATCACATAGAAAAGCTAGCCAACATGGCTAGCCTTGTTTAAGTATTTCACAGTAACATATTATCAAATTAAAAGTGCAAATTAGGTAAAAGTGTGCAAAACTTTTGAAAGATTTTTTACTCCTGAATCTCGAATGTTATGAGCAGTTCTAACACTACAATTAAACTCAGCAGCAATCTCATTCCACGTATAACGATTTATATAAAACAGTCGAATAACATTTCTTTCTAGAGCATCATCCAAGTTATTAATAGCAGTAGTAAGAACTTGTCTTTCTTTGTACAGTTTATTAATATCTTCATTAATGATTCTTGTATCATCTATAATTTTTATGTTTAAATCTTCATTACCATTACCTAATTTTTCAACTTTGGGCATATCTGAGTACTGTTGACCTTTTAAAATCTTAGATCTTAATTCTGCAATTTCTTGTCTCTTAGACATAATTTCAGTGTCAATCATTCTCAAGTTTTTCAGCCTTTTAATAATTTTTTGATCCAATCACTCAACCCCTAAAACTATTTTTATTTTTCAAATTCCTTCAAAAAAGCACTGAAAGCTCTTGACAACTTATCAACAAATACAGATAGAGTTTGATAAATACTATCAGAAAAATCTTCAATATCTAAACCAACATTTTTCAAGTCCTGAATCAGTTTTTCATATTCCATCTGTTTTTTAACTTCAGCTTGCTTAGCTTTCTTCTTCTTGATTCTTTTGTTCATCTGTGTTTCTCCAAATTTTTGTGATCGATTCAATAGAGCTGATAACCACGACTCCAATAATAACAGCAATAAATCCTGTTAAGTATGGATGTTGGGCCATAAAATCATAACCGTTCATTCCTTCTCCTATTCCAAAGTCCAAGTAATATATAAACACAACAATATTAATAAAATAGAGTCTGCATCATTTCCATTGATTTTCCCTAAAAAAGCAATTTCTAACGCTTTCCAAATCCAATCAATCACAATAAAATGTAGAATGAATGTCAGAAATGCGTTAAACTTACCGTTTATCTTTATTTTCATTGAAAAAATTCCTTCCCCTTTTCAATCACCTCTTTGAGATAATCTTTATTGTAAGAATCTTGAATATCATCAATATTGATTTGTTTCAATACCTCATAAATGGGCTGATTGTAATCACAACAATCTAAGTGCCACATCTGGTTTTCTTTAATAATATTCCTATCAAAGCCACAAGAACTTTGAGCAGCGGCAAAAATTAAGTTTACTAGTATATCTTCTTCAAGAGTAATAGTAATATGAGACATTTTTATCCTCCACATGACTTATATAACTGTTTTCTAGATTCTTTCCATTTGATTAACCTACCACACTCATCATTTTTCCAATCATTTGGAATACGAGCTGATGGATCCTGAACCTTGACAATTTTTTCTTTGATAACAATTTGAGGTTTTGTATCCCATCCTGCAAGCCATGCTGGTTCTACATTAAATGCCAATGCGATTTTCTCAATCTGTTTTAAACTTGGATTGGAATTTTGAGACTCATAGTTAGCTATCATATTTTTGTTAACGTGAGCTTTAGCAGCAAAAGCACTTTGAGTTAAGCCTAATGCTTGACGTAAGTATTTAATTCTTAGTTTCATCCGATTTTAACCCCATATTTTCTACGAGATAACCGAGCTTTAGCTACCCTTCTCATATCCTTCCACGTCACATCAACAACTTTTTGAGTTAGCTCTATATTCGACTGTTTGAGTCTGGCAATACAAGCTTCGTTATCTTCCAACTCTTTATAGCATCTGTTTTTCTCTGATTCTAAAAAGTTGATATAGTCAATGGTTGACTGTAATGCCTGAACCCCACTCATGTCAATAGTCATATCTTCTGGTTTTATACCTTCGCCTTGTAAATATATCATTTATTAATTACTCCTAAAATGGTAAATCTGGTTCTGGTCCATAGTCTGGCATGGTATCTGCCAAGCTATTAGTATTAGCTGTATTATCACGCTTCTCTAAAATTTGAAAACTTTCGGCAACCACTTCTGTCACGTAAACACGTTGACCATTCTGATTCTCATAGTTACGAGTCTGTATGCGTCCTGTTATTGCAATCAATTGCCCTTTTTTAGCCCAGTTTGATAAATTCTCGGCAGACTTTCGCCAGATGACACAATTGATAAAGTCAGCCTCTTTTTGCCCATCTTGATTTTTAAAATTACGATTAACTGCTAAAGTAAACTGTGCGCAAGCTACTTGACTTGGTGTATAGCGTAGCTCAACATCTTTTGTTAAGCGGCCAATCAAAACAACGTTATTGATCATTTTTTATAATCTCCTATGCTATTTAATGCTTGTTCGTAAACTTCAGATAGTCTCTTGTCAAAGTGGATATAACCCAACTCGCACATAATTGTTAGTGCATTTACTTGTTCAAATCGCAAACCTTTAATGTATTTTTCTTCTAGGATTTTTTGGACAACAGATGACAACTGAACATCTGAAATTCCTTTTTCTTCCCTAATTTTTTCTAAATTATTCATTCCCTCACCTCTTTCGCAAACTGCCAAGCCCACTCGAAGTCTTTTCGGATTTCTTGTTCTGTGAGGTGATTGCTGTTTTTATTGTAGTAGCAATCCTTTGATTTTCGTTTTACCAAAAAAACTTTATTACCTTGTCTTTCAAGCACAAACTTGGCGTGACCTCTGCCTTCCCTATTCGGATTCGGAATTTCAACAGTGTAAAGCTTTTCTTTTTAGATTGTGTAGCCGTAAATCCAAGCTTTAGCAAACTTAATAAAACTCTCATCACCGCTGCCATCCCATAACCACTTATATACAGATTGTTTTACAGATTTTTCGACTTTTAACGCTAAGTATAATGTGTCGCCTCTTTTCTTGCACTTTTCTATATAGTCAGCCACATACTGCGGTACTTCTGGTTTTAGCGAATCCTTTGCTTGTAATACGCCTTGCTTGTGGCCAAGATAATAGCTAATGTCGTTCTCAATACCAAATTCCTTAAAAATACCTTTAATCCAGACGGCTCTGTCGTGCTCTGGTAGTTCTCGCATTTTAGCAATAATATTTTTAAGATATTTAGGTGACTGCCCTGCGTATCCGTCTGGTTTTATTTTTGTTCGCTCAAGATCATAAAAGGCGTCAACACCAGCATGATTTACATGTACTCCACCATTTGAAAAGGACGAATTGATAATACCTTCAACCCACACTTTATCGCCTATTTTCGCTTCGTTAGTGTTCATTTTGTACCTCGCTTAAAAAATTATAAATATCAGTTTGAATTCCTTTTTCAAAAAAGACTGGTTTGAAACGTACTAAGCATTTCTTCCTTCGCTCTCTTATAAAAATCTTTTTTTATTTCAAATCCATAAGCATTTCTATTCATTTCGATTGCTGCACGAATTGTTGATCCGCTTCCAGCAACAGGATCAATAACCACATCATCAGGATCTGTGAAAATCTCAATTAATCTTTTTAAAACTGGGATTGGTTTCTGTGTTGGGTGGATAACTGGATAAGAGCTATCCTTTTCCCACGGTGCATGATTAAGGATCATAGCTCCACCGTTATTGAATTTTGGTAACTTATCTCTGTATAAAACCGTTGCCTCCTCGACAGCACCAACAATTTTCATATTAGCTTTTAGTACTTGAGGGCTTGATTTCTTTGTAAAATATAGTGGATAGGCATTATTGAAACCGTGTTTTTTACCGCATGCAATGACCAGCTCTCGCTGCTGCCAAGCGTGAAAAACAATCATTGCTGGCGCTTTTCCTTTTTCCTTTGGCTCTTTTCGTAAGAGACGGCTACAAAAATCAAAGAAATTATTGATTTTAAAATCATTGTCTGTATCAAAAAATGATTTACCTGCTAGTTTACTTTCGCCATTTTTGTTGCTTCCATTTTCGTACCAACGCGGGTCGCTCGCATAGGCATTATTGCCTAAGTTATAAGGAATATCCGCAATAATTAATTGCGCTCTTGGTATGTTGTAACGTTTAGCGTTCTCAAAATGATCATTATACAATTCGCATTTCACATCACTATCCCCCATTTCCAGTAAGCTCAAATTTAACAAATGTCATCCAATGTGTAGTACCTCTTTGCTGGCCAAATAGTGGCTTAAATGGTATTGCTGATAAAACTTCCTTTACATTTATCTGACAATCAGACCATTTAAAAACTAAAGTGCCACCGACTTTTAAAACTCGCATACATTCTTCGAAACCTTTTGAAATATCTTCTTTCCAGTTTTCTTTATCAAGTTGGCCATACTGAGCCCTCATAATTGAGTTTTGTCCAGCCCATAATAAATGTGGTGGGTCGAAGACAACCAGGTTAAATGTTTCGTCATCAAATGGCATATCTCTAAAATCTGCTACTATATCTGGCCTAACATTAATATGTTTCCTGTAGATTTCAAACTGTTCTTCACGCCGGTCGATATATGTTGTGTGCGGCTCATCTTTTTGAAACCAAAACATCCTGCTCCCGCAACATGCATCTAATATCCTTATATCCGACATCCTTACCCCCCATTTCCTGTCAATTCCGCAATCCGCTTTGTCTGTCTCTGATTTTGCTCACTCGCACGTTTAAGCTGCTTTTGTGTTCTGCTTAGCTGTGTACGTAGTCCTGTGATTTGCGGTTCGTAATATTGTTGTGCGTCGCGGTAGCTAAAATACGACACAGTTACCATGATTCCAAATATTGCGATTGCAAGAAACAATAGTGCTTTCCAGTCGTTTTTTAGGACATTAATTATTTTATTCAAATCATCACGTAAATTTTGTAATAATTCATCTGTTGTCATTCTTTCACGCTTTCTAGAGTTTCTTGTATAATATCCATTAGGTCTGGGTTTTGATACACGTTACCGCAAACTTCGCAATCCTTGTTTCTCAGCCACAACTCCGACCCTCGTCGTCTATTATCAATCCGCCAAGATCCACCTCTAAATCGGGTTACTCTAAAAAATTCCAAATCGCTAGCAATTGTATATTTTAATTTAACGACGTCATCCTCAAAAATCTCAATGCCATTTTTATCCTCGAGGTCTGTTGATTGCATGAGGATATAATCGTCAAGGCTATCTTCTACAAAATGGATTATCTCCATATGTCCGTGGCGAAACTCATCATCTGCTAAGCTGCATCTGTATATTTTGCGCTCAAATGCTCGAAATCCATCAACGCCATACATTTTTTTGGTCTTTTTATTAAATGCTCTATACTTTGGTATCATTCCACTTCCACGCTTTCTAACATCCAATAGCTGATATTGTTATTTCGCTTATGTCTGTACGTTCAACATCAATAGAATTGATATCTTCTGTGATTATTTTTGCTTTTGTCGGAAATTCCTCAAACTCTAGAACCTCCAACAAATCAACATCAATTAGAGAAATTTTGACATTCATGAAATCAGGAAATTCTTGTAATTTAGCAATCAGTTCTTTTACTGTCATGTTTCCACCTGTTCTAGCATCCATTAGCCTCGTTTATCAAGGTTAACAAGTAATAGCAATCCTTAGCACCATAATCAATTCTGATAGTTTCGCCACTCATACTCTTTACATATCGTGGATTTATGATTGCGGAGTTAGCTCTAACATGCGCCTTGATGGCATCAACTGCGTCTTGAACATTGTCAAAGTTGCCAAGGTTAACTGGATAAAACCCATTAACAATATGTTGTAGTTTAAACATCAATATCTCCTATCCTCCGTCTCTTGCGGATAGACAAAGCTATTCCCAGTCACACCCTCAAGAATACGACTAGACAGAGCACCGTTGCCAAAGTCATCCGCATAGAGTTGTTTGATGTCCTTGCTTGTCAGATTTGTGTTGATGATGGTGTTGCTCCGATTGTCCAAGATTTCGTACAGTACTTGATGCCGCCATTCGTTCTTAGCTTTATTGCCGTCTTTTCTACTCTCCTTGCCAAGATCGTCCAGAAAAAGATAATCCACCCTCGTCAGCAAGTCCACCATCTTAGCCTTTGAAAAGCCGTTGTCCACCGTGAAGCTCTCTTCGATTTTGTTGAAAAGGCTCACCACCGACACAAAAAGAACGCTCTTTGGATTATCGTAGGCTTTGAATTGCTCATTCAGCCATTTGGCAAAACCATAGGTCAGATGGCTCTTACCGACACCAGATGGACCAGTCACAATGGCATTGCCAGTTTTATCCTGTCTGTAAAATTGCTCCATCCGCTTGACAAAGTTAATGGCCTTTTGATCAATCTCAGACTTAATCTCATAGTTATCCAGACTCTTAGCCCTCAGCTTATCGCTGATCAAGCTATCACGATTAAAGACCGCATAAGTATCAGCCAGCTTGCTATTGACCTCAGACTCAGCATTGAGCTTTTTCTCAAAAATACCAATCGCTGCCTTGGTACACTCTGGACACTGCTTGAGCTGTTCCAGTTTACCTTTGATGGGTACCAGTGTCATCCATAGCTGACAGCCATGCACTTCACAAAGATCATCCAACACTTCCTTTGTTTGAAATTTCATCAGAATCCCAACCTTTCATCTACTGCACTAGCTAACAACTCTGGCCGTCTTGGCATTGTTGTATTAAGATAGTTGTCCATCTTGTTTCCGAAAAGGGTCTGAGGCTGTAGATATTGCTCATACTCTGTCCCAATCCATCTAGCAGACATGACATCCACCACCTTCTTGAAATCTTCCAACGTGTAGCCTTCTTTGAGACGTGCCTTAATGAATCTATGGTGGCTAGCAGTATCAACCTTGAAATTCTTCTTAGCTTTCAAGTTCAGATATGAGATAACTTCCTTACAAATCAACAATTTATTATTGTTATTCTCAGTCTTAGTATTCTCAGTCTTGATTGTGTGTACTTTTTGCACTTCCGAAAGTGTATTTTCTACACTTCCAAGATGTACTTTTTGCACTTCCTGAAATGTATTTTCTACACTTCCAAGGTGTACTTTTTGCACTTCCTGAAATGTATTTTCTACACTTCCATTAAGAGCCTCAAGATAAATACGGTTTGGCAAGTTCATTCCTTGTCTGACTTCTGTCATTAGACCAGCATTTTTTAATTCCTTTTTGATTTTGATAATTGTTTTGTTACTGTTGCAATTCAAGTCAATCATCAGCTGGTCATTTGTGTAATACTGAAAGACATTGCCTTCTTTATCATGCCAGCCATTTTTTAAAGATAGTTCTAGTCTATCAAACAGAAGCATATAGAGCATTTTAGCGTTATTGCTCAATACTTTATATTTTTCATCATAGATGAATGGCTTCGGAAATTTAAAGAAGGCTAGAAATCCTGTGACTTCACTCTTTTTAATCATGTTTTTCCTCCCTTACACTAGAAAATTTAGTGTACTCTTTATGAAAATATAGGTTAACAGTGCCAAGACTGCCATGCCTATTTTTCTTGATAATCAACTCAGTCAGATTACTTTCTGGCTGATCGTCAGATTTGTCAGTATAGTAATCATCACGATATAAAAAGGCGACAATATCAGCATCTTGCTCAATGCTTCCTGACTCCCTTAAGTCTGACATGATAGGTCTCTTGTCCTGCCTTTGCTCAACGCTGCGTGATAGTTGGCTAAGAGCAATGACAGGCACTTTTAATTCCTTAGCAATTATCTTTAACTGTCTAGAAATCTCAGAGACTTCTTGTTGCCTATTGTCTGAACGTGACCCTTGTATTAACTGAAGATAGTCAATGACAATGAGCCCTAAACCATCATTTTCTTGCGATAGTCTTCTGGCTCTTGCTCTAATGTCAGTAATTTTGACGCCAGCCGTGTCATCTATGAAAATAGGTGCTTCAGCAAGCTCTCCTTGCACATAGATAAGCCGTTGCCACTCCTCAACAGTTAATTGACCAGTCCTGATGTGGTGACTCTCAATAGTTCCCTCGCTAGCAAGCATACGCTCAACTAGACTTTCGGCACCCATTTCAAGCGAGAAGACGGCCACAGCCTTATTAGACTTAGTTGCCACATTCTGAGCGATATTAAGAGCAAATGCCGTCTTACCCATGGCAGGTCTAGCTGCTAAGATAATTAATTGGTCTGCATGTAATCCCGTTGTTAACTTGTCAAAGTCATAGAAGCCTGTAGCAATACCTGTAATCTGAGTATTATTGTTTGATCGCTCTTCAATTTTTTGATAGTTTTCTGCTAGCACGTCATGGATAGGTCTAAAACTACTCTTATTACTAGATTGACTAACCTCAATCAACGACCGCTCAGTTTTTGCTATAATCTCGTCAATGTCCATGTTCTCGTCATAGGCATTGCCAATAGAATCAGAAAGATTGTCAATGATAGATCTAAGTTGTGCTTTTTTAGCCACAATCTTTGCATAATGTTCAGCGTGTGAGCTTGTTGGTACTGCATTGACTACATCTAGCAGATAGGTTATTCCGCCAATAGTAGCAAGATTGTCTTGACTTTCTAGCACTGATTTAACTGTGACGACATCAATAGGCTCAGCATTGCTAGAAATACTTAGCATGGCCTTGAATAATATTCTGTGTGCTGGTTTATAGAAATCATCTGGCTTAAGATACTCAGCCACCTCAATGATTTTTTCAGGATTGATAAAGATAGACCCAAGAACTGCCTGCTCTGTCTGAATATCATGGGGCAATATTTTAAAATCTTCCATAGTGGCTTCCTTCGTGATGCTCAATCTGCATTACTCTTCCGTATCGCTCAGCTACAATATCATCTCTGGATTTTGTTACTGACTTCGGTTGTTCTTCGCTGTCATCTCTACATAGAAATGCTATTAAAAATAGGATGACTAAAAAGATAACTGCGCTTAGTGGATTTTCTGTCATGTTTTTCCTCTACTCTACTTAGATTTTTTTATTTTTTCCATTTCCTTTTTCCAGGCTTGAGTTCCTCTATATTTTAAATAGGCATCAAAGCCCTTGATAGTTACTAACTGCCCACCATCTCTCAGATGTTCCTGTTGGCTCGGTAATTTTTGCATCTCACGACGACGTTCTGTAGCCTGTCTCTTGCTATATCCAAATATATGAGCTAACTCTTCATCACAAGCTGAAATTTTTTCAATAATCACATCACGAATACGAATAACTTCCATTGCTTCCATAGCCAAAACCTCCGTTTCATGCTATAATTCAAGTAAATATTATTTATTTTGAGCCTGATTGCCGTCAGGCTTTTTTGCTTCTTTCCAGTAATCGTCTAAGTTGACCGACATCACCGCAGATAGATTTTTCTGCTCGGTTAGGATTTGTCTGCGATACGGTGCAAGCCCGTCGTTTCGCTCCTCCTCTGTCCGTGGCAGATAATAACCGCTTGGCCGTTTTTTCTTGGCCACAATGGGATGCCGATAAGTCACCCTTAGATTTTCAATGATTTCTTCAAGTGTTCGCTTACTCAGTCCAAAATGAGTTCTCAGCTCACTTGCCTGGATAGGAAGGTCATAGCTAGCACTATTTCTGATAGCATTGAGCACGTTGATTTCCATGATGGTCATGTCTCGGATATTATTCATACTTGTTTCTTCCTTAATCTTCCCAAAGCTAGGACAGTCTCCCAAATATCTAGTCCTTCAAGACTATCTATCATCAGTTGACTAAGCTGGTGATTTTTCTTTTGCCAATTTGAAATAATTTTAGCTGTCATTTCACATCCCCTCCCAAGGATTATTAATACCTAATACGGCAGCGACATTTGCCTTTACATTACTACTGCCTTTACCGTATGTCAGTAAGTCAGATATAACAGACTTAGTCACATTTACGCTGTTTGCTAGCTGTGTCTGTGTCATATCTAGCTCAATTAAACGTACTTTAACTTGAGCTTTAATTGCTTTTAACTCTTTACTCATAATTGCCTTTCTATGTTTTTAAAGAAGATGATGATTTTGAGTTAGTTGCTATCAACTGATGCAACATCACCTTCAAAATGGAATGTTTGAAGTTCGTGAGCAAGTTCTTCTAGCTCACGAGCTTTTTTGTTAAATTCTTTACTAAGTTCAACAAATTTGTCTATATTAGTAACTTTTACAGTTACAGTCATTGAGCCAATTCCCATTTGTCTTTCCTCCTTTTTAAAAAATTAACTAAAAAGTTAGCGAACTTATTGACATTTATAAATAAATTTATTAAAATCAAACCATAGAGAAAAGACCTACTAAAATGTAAGTTATTCCCTTAGAAAAACGGACGCCAATCAGTTTTCTATGTTTTATTTTTTTAGTTGTCTTGTTCGCTAACTACTTAGCTTACAAATGATATTGTAGTAAATTTATTAATAACTGTCAACAGTTTTGTAGTAAATTTATTAAATATTTTTTGTCATGCCTTAGAAAGGTTGATAAATCAATGTTTTTTACGTTTGAGAAAATCAAGGAATTGGCTGACAAACAAGGTATTTCACTAAATCAACTTGAGGAAAAACTTGGTTTTAGTAGAAATACTATCTACAACATGAAGAAATCTACACCTAATGTTGAGCGAGTTTCAAGAATTGCAGATTACTTCAATGTCAGCACCGACTACCTACTTGGTAGGACAGATAATCCAAAGATTGCATCCGATAAAGACGATAATACCGTTGATTTAAAAAAAGCCGTAGCTGGTTCAATGGCTTTTGATGGAAAGCCTCTAACAGAGGATGAAATTAATTATTTAGCAGATGTCTTCGAAGCTCAATTAAAAATGAAAAAGTAGGATAATGTTATGTCAGCAGAGGAATTATGCAAATCGCACGGAATACCAATATGCTATTTTGAGGGGGATGTCATTGAGAGAAATGGATTTTATAATCCGCAATTCAATGCTATCGCTATTAACTCAAGACTTTATGGAATCCATAAAGATAAAGTTATTTATCACGAATTCGGTCATAAAGATCATACTGAAAACTATTATAAATTAAATAAAGAAAAAGCAGAGCTACAAGCTGATAGGTGTATGATACATCATCTCTTAAAAGAAGAATTATCTTTATGGGATGACTTAGAAAATTTTAATTACACTCATTTTATGGAAAAGTACGAACTGACCTCGCTTGCTGACGAGTCTATGGTTATTGAAGAATTTTATAATTTAGTTGGATAAAGGGGATTTATATGAAGAAAACAATTTTAACATCACTTACTCTATTTTCAACCCTCTTACTTGTTGCCTGTTCATCTGATAAAGTTACTAAAAGTAAAACTGAAATCAATAGTGATAAATCTACTAAAACAGTTGAAAAACCTAAAAATAAAGTGGATAATAGCAAATACGATTCCGTTGTGAGTAAACTTAACAATGAATTAAATCAAGATAATTCAACTAAAATGGAATCAAAGATTGAAAATAACGTTGTTGAAGGCGACTATCCGAATGGTCATACTGTAATTAGACTACTCGTAAAAGATGATGCCAAAAAAATGTTTTCTGAAATGTTAAATGCTGAAGATGCTAATACGGCTACCGCTGATCAGAAAAATGCCCTTAATATGCTAAGAATGTCTATCTCACAAATTGCGAAAGAATTACCAGATGATACAACAACTATTGATTTTGGATATGAAATGTCAGCAGATAATTACCGCTTAATTGCAAAATCTTCAAAAATTAAAGATATTATACCTATTGGTGATTTAGTTATGGAATAAAATAAAAAAGCCCTACGCTCAAATTTTGGTCGAGGAGAGCGCAAGGCGAATCATGTATAGTAAAAACCTGCTTTGCAGTAGGTCTCTTTACTGTACCCATTTTAACAGGAAATGAGGTAAAAATCAATGTGGATAGAAGAACAAAGTAATGGAAAATTGCGATATGTAGAGCGTTACAAAGAGCATTATACAGGAAAATATAAAAGAGCCTATGAACTTATCGAAAGAGATACACCGCAGGGAAGAAAAAAAGCTGCTACGGCTCTACGATTGAAAATAGAAAAACTGGTTCATATCAGACCCAAAAAAGAAAAAGTTACCTTTGGAGAGGTCTATCAAAACTTTTATAGTTCATGGTCATTAGGTGTCAAACAATCCACCATTTATTCTACTAAAAATATTGATAGGATAATTCTTAAGAAAATTCCGAATGACTATCTCATTAGTAAAATTGACCGCCGATTTTTACAGAAAATATTTGACGATCTTTTGTCAGAAGGACGCTCACATAACTACGTTAAAAAGGTAAAATGGAAATTGAACCGAATCTTCAAGTACGCTCTTCGTATGGACTACATCGATGTTAATGAGATGATCCATGTTGAACTACCAAAAGAAATTCTGACGGCTGAACAAGCAAAGAAAAAGAAAGAAAAATTCCTAGATCAGAAAGAATTTAAACTATTCGCTCAAAATTTACGAGAGGAAGTTTATAGAGATTATCGTGTTAAGAAGTATTTACGTATTGCTATTGTACTTTATTTAACAGGTATGCGTTATGGTGAGCTTGCTGGATTAAATATATCCAAAGACATAGACTTTAAGAAAAAGACAATTCACATTCAACATACATTTAATTTCCGTACAAAACAAAGAACAACACCTAAAACCAAAGGTTCTGATAGAATCATTGAGGTTTCTGACACTGTCTTGAAGAATATCCAAGAACAGTTAGCTGAAAACATCCGAGCTGGTTTTGAGACAGACTATCTTTTCATTAATACTCTTGGCTATCCAACAACTCCCGAGCGTGTCATAGGAGCATTTAAGCGCCACGGACAAAAAGCTGGGATTGAAAAAAATATTACCACTCATATTTTTAGACACTCACATATCTCATTACTAGCCGAAATCGGTATTCCTCTACCTGCTATTATGGAACGTGTAGGTCACTCTGATTCTAAAACTACATTAGAAGTATATAGCCATGTTACTTTACAGATGACAACGAATCTAGCTAAAAAACTCAACGAAGTTAAACTTTTTTAAAGTTGCCCCTAATTTGCCCCTATTTCACTAAAATACCACAGATAAACCCTTTGAAAGCTTGATTTCAAAGGGTTTTCTAAATGTACAAAAAAAGAGCACACACCCGAAAATCGCTTAGGGCTGCTGGATTCCTCCCCTGACCCACTTCACGCACAAGTGTTGCTCCGCCTATTATTATATCATATTACGGACAGTTTGCAAGTTTTCCAACTAAGTAAAATCACTTTCAAGTGAGAATAGCTTCATTTTGGGACAAGATGGACTGAATACCTAGAAAAATCATGACCCTTTCCAAACACGATTTTGCTTTTTGAAAATCTTTCCCTCTCCCCATTCCAGCTATTCTCTATGTTATAATAAGATTATTAGATTAGAATGGGAGTTATGATGAAACAAAAGATTAAAATCTTAACAGTAATTGGCCTTATGACAGTTGGTATGTCTGCGTGTCACAACACTAGCAAACCTTCTAATACCGATTCTGTTTTTTCTTTAACCGGAAAAAAGCGCCAACAAATCGTCAAACAAGTAAGACAACGGTATTATTTCCAACAATTATCCAAAACCGAACAAGAAAATTACCTCACTTTATACGATAGTCTAGCACAATTTCGTGAAATCATCAGTTTGACGCCGGCTTCTAAAAAAAGCTTAATTAAAACGATTGACGCCTTTGTGATGGATAATCCCGAATTTTACTGGATTACATCTGCCGATTATCGATTTGAGTTTTCTGATCAAACGGTCTTTGTCACCTTTCCTATCCCAGAAGATGCCAAGAACGTTTACCAAGACTTGCAAGCAATTGGTAATGATATCGTCGCAAACACGCCATCAAAGGATCGCTATGAGCAGGTCAAATATTTTTATGAGGTCATCATTCGAGACACAGACTACAATAAAAAAGCCTTTGAAGCCTATCAATCAGGCAGTCAAGCCCAGGTCGCTTCTAATCAAGACATTAAAAGTGTTTTTATTGATCATTTATCTGTTTGTAATGGCTATGCCCAAGCCTTTCAGTTTCTTTGTCAAAAAGCTGGCATTCCAGTCGCCTATATCCGTGGAACTGGTACATCTCAGCAACCTCAGCAATCTTTTGCACATGCATGGAATGCTGTTCAAATTAATAACACTTATTATGGCGTTGATGTCACTTGGGGTGACCCTGTTTTTGATAACCATCTCTCACATCAAAAGCAAGGAACTATCAATTACAGTTTTCTATGCCTGCCAGATTATCTAATGGCCTTATCACATCAGCCAAGCAAAGACATTGCTTTTAATACTAAAGAACGTTTTGAAAATGTTTGGACTATACCTTCTTGTACAGATGATTCTTTGCTTTATTCTAAACGTCATCAAAGCTATATCTCAACGTTTGACAGTGACGCCATCCTTGCAAGCCTTGAAAATCAGTTGTTAAATAGACAAGAGCAACTGTCTCTACAATTTGCTCATCAAGATGATTATCAACAAATGGTAACTGATTTAACGACGAATCAAACAGGTTATCATAACCTTTTCAATCAGTATTGGAATAATTATACGGGCTTTACCTATGGACTCTTACCAGAGACTCTTAGTATTTCATTTGCTAGTAGGAACTAG